TGACTCATCACCCGTCCGATACGTGCGCCATAATCGGCGTACTCCTCTGGGTTGAGCCACTGGTACTGCTTTGCCAGTTCCGTGTTGATCTCGCGCTGCCGGTGAAGTTCCTCTTTGTTCTCCGAACTGGTCCGGTCACTCTCGTAGCGGCGATCTGCGTACTCTGCGACTTCGGATGCCATCTCTGGACTCATCCGCGCTTCCATCTCCGCGCCGTAGGTTTCCCACGGATTCTTTTCACTCAAGCGCGTGCCTTGAGACTCCATTACCTGCTGTGTACTTACTTCCATTCCAAGTCTCTCCTCTTGGTTACTGCTAATAACGTCTGCTCACCAATGACGCTCGGCCAATGAACGCTACTCATTGGGAGCAGTGACCTCAGTCTCCTGGCCGGGATTGAGAGGTCAAGAAGCCTTCTGTCAGAGATATCTCCAGTAGGTAATCCACCCCTGGTTATGTGACAGAAGGCGAGAATCTTAATTTGCTGCGGAAACGGCGGGCGTCCGGCTTGTGTGGCTTTCGTTGTACTCCGATAACGCCGTGAGGCAACGCTTGACTATGGCTTCATAATCCTGTGGGCCGATGGGTGGTTGAAACCCGCCACGCTCCCACAATTCCCGAAACGCCTGTTCTGCTGCTACATTGGTTTCGCATAGAGCCGTAAACATCTCATCTGCGTGTTCTCGAAGGTCCGTCTCTTTCCTTCGTAAAAGTTTATTGACGCGGCGCAGCGCCCGGTTGTGGACCTGGGTAACACTGCGCTCATCACAGTTTTCACACATTGCGTCTCCTCCTTCGCAAACATGGGTTAGTTACTTGTTAGGGTGTGACGGTTACTGTGATCTCTTTGAAAATCTTGTTGATCGGCAGTCCGTTCATAACGTTTCCGGCGTTCACTACGTCGCCGCCTGCGTTGTCGAAGGTTGGGTAAGAAACCTCAACCGTTGTTTGTCCGAGAGCATGTGCGGTAATGAGTCCACCTGCGGACACCGAGGCAACTGCTGTTGGGGTTCCGGCTACAACGTTCTCTGCTCCGTAAGACGCATACGTGAACGCGGTGGCGCTGTCGGTAGGGGTTGCGGTACCGGCGTGAGTGTCAGCCACACCACTTGCATTGTTCAGCGTGAGTGTGGTCGCACTGGACGCAGTAGCAACGAAGGTTCCGTTGTTGGCGGTAAGGTCAAAGCCTGCTACGGTGTACTCGACACCAACCAGAGCGTTACTCGCGCCTCCGGTAATGGTTCCGGTATAGACCGTGGTTCCACCGCTGGCAAGTGCAGCAGCAGTGAGTACAAGGGCGATTCCCGTCTGCGGGGTTCCGCCTACGTCCTGCGCGGTAGCGGTGATCTGATGGGTCGTGGTACCAGAGAGGGAGAGGGTTACGGCAGCGGCGTCAACTGCGATCTTTGCGGGGACACCAATACCTGTAGTCTGTTGATTCAATGTGTTCCTTTCTCAGTTACACAAGAAAATGGCGTATGAGATTGCTCCCATACGCCGTGTCCTTTTAGCTGATTGCCGAAGCCGCGTCGATCTCACGAATCCGAACGGTCGTGTCAGGACCGAGGGACGTGGTGAAGTGAACACGATAGCTGGTCCATCCAGGAATCAGACCTTCGGGGTCCGCAACAGTCGGTTCGGCGTTCTGAACGATGTTGCACTTGATGTTGCTCCACTCGCCGTCTCCGAACTCAGTGTCGCCCTGTGCGCCGAGCTTGATGCTGTAGATGCCATCGCGCCCGAAGATATAGGTACGCAGAGCCGTGAGGCCCGTGACGCCCTTATAGTTCGCAGTCTGGGTGATCTGGTTGCTCTGGAAGAAGTGAACGCCGGAACCCGGCAGCTCAATCATCTCAGCCAAGTCGACACTAACGAGGTCTTCCATCTTCGCCTGACCCACAGGGGTGTGCTTCAGGATGTCGATGGGCGAGTTATTGCTAACATCGGCCAGAACATCGCCAAGCGCGAAGGGGTGAATGACACCGCAGAACGACTTGGACGCTTCATCGAACGGACGAACCGAACGACCGGCAAGGCTCTGCACCGAGTTACGAATCTGACTGAGACTCAGGGTCGTAAACGCGGAAGTGCTGGTCGCAGCAAGCTGAACCAGAACGCTGGAGTCAATCGCGTTGGCACCATCCGCAGTTGCACGGACGAGACCACTCAGCGACTCACCGAGACGGTACGACATCTCACGCGCCACGTTCTCCACGGTGTTGTCGATGGCCGTAGCCAGAGACAGCGAGGAGAAGTTCGCGTAGTCGCCATACTCACCGATGGTTGCGGTGTTGGTCAGAACACTGACAGCGATGGAGCTACCAACGGTACCTTCCGTGGTCTGCGCGGTGTTCGCGGCCAGGGGAACGTACATGAACATCTGGTACTGGTTACCCGACTTCGTGGGGAGGTCGAGGCGCTCAGAGCAAGCGACGAACGGGGTTTGGGCCTTCAGGTTCTCACGAAACTTCTTCAATTATGTTACTTGTTTAGGCTACCTTCTCTAAACAAGGTTCAGACATTTCTGCTGAACTCTCATGGTTGTTATTCCCATGAGTTCGGACTATCGCATCACGTTTGTGAACTTCCAGATATTTCACAATCTGATGGAGTAATATGGGCTTGTTTTCCATAACACCTACCATCATGTTGCAATACCAGTGGGTCAGACTTCTGACTTTACCAGTGAAGTGGTCATGCTCCACTTGGCAGTCTCTAGCAAAAACATGTGTCATAGGGTTACCGCAGACTCCGCAGTTTCCTTCTTGCTCGTTCCACATTTTTTGCTTGTCTTCTACAGTGATCCCATACTTTCGTTCCAAATGTGCAGGAACGTCCTTATGGGCCTCTCTATATTTCTTAGCGTATACGCGCATCTTTTCACGATTACGGATACGCCACTGACGCTGGTACTCTTTTACGTCCTCTGGGGTTCTGAATTTACGTGCCATCTCACTTAGTCTCTCACGGTGTTGACAAATTGTCAAATGTTTGCAATTTATCTTCTTCCGCCCTGTTAGCCATTTCAGCTTCCAAGTCAATCAGAGATGGTTTTACTACGACAAGTTATCGTTTATCGTAGAACTTGACGGTGGACTGGGGCAGATTGCTCTGTCCATTAGCAGCAGGGGTATAAGCCATTTGAGTGCTTTCCTAATACATTACACTCATGTCTGCACTTTCTCTCCTCCAAGATAAGAACGTTTGACATGATGCCTTAATGTGAGAGAACAAAGGGATCGATAATCCGACCGATCACATTGCTCACCAGTCTAGGTCTTAGACTGGTCAATCCCGAGCACATAAACTAGGGGATGCGGTTACAGTAATCCGACTGTCCGTACATCCAAAAAAGTGGACCGAGTCTCACGGCCCTGCCTGCGGTGAGGCTATCCCTGTAAAGGGACATTCGATCTTGCACGGAATGTTTACCGTTTGTTCTTTGCCGCCTCTGCCATGACTTTATCGGCCTTTTGTGCAAAGCCCTTTTCATGGTTGATGCGATGTTTGTAAACGTCAGACGGCATGGCATCGAGAGCGGCGAGGCCCTTATACACACGCTTCTGACCGCCGACCACAACCTCATACACGATGTCGTCTCCTACCGGTCGGATGGTTACCGCGTCTGTAGACAAGTCCCGCGTAAGCCCTGACGCAATTCGTGAAGGCGCGTAGGTTGTTGGTTTCTCCTCCAAAGGAGGTTCTTCCGGTGGCGGGATAGCCGCAGGGACGATGGTTGCGGGGACGGTGGTTGGTTCCACTACCGGTTCCGGCTCGTTTCTTTCGATCAGGATTCCATCTGCCCGAAGCGTGTCGTATGCTTTCTGGAAATTCTCCCGTACCGGTGCGAGATCATAACGCAGCATCCAGTTGGTGATGGAAGCGAAGTTCTCGCCACAAGTGACATACGCCGGGTTAGCAGCAACAAACGCATCTGCTTCGAGACGCGCCTTCATGTTGATGTTATCCGACTGGAGATCACTCACTACTTTACCGAGGGTCTGAGGCTTGATTCCAAACTTCGCCTCAAAGAGTGTATCCGTCGCTTCATCCAGGTTATCCGGGTCCAACAGATCGCGGGACAACTTGACTCTCTGATCCGGGGTCAGGACCCGAGGTTTGAAATCAACCGGGGATTCAAACTTAGGAGACTCAGCCGATATCTCATCCAGATCGTTGATGCCGAGGCGATTCTTTTTTGTCTGCTCTCGCAGTTTACGAATCAGGAGAACGCTTTGCTCCTGCATCTTGCCGATCAGTTCATCCGTGGTGCGGAACTTGATTACCTGCTTACCGCCAATGGGTCGGCCCAGTTCATCCGTAGGTTGGTAGATGTGGGACTTCTCTTCCGGCAACGGATCGGTCACCGTAGCGATAACAGGCGTATCGGATACGCTTGTTGGTTCTGTACTCAGAGGTGCGCCCTGGTCTTCCAGGTTAGTCTCCGTAAGGTTGATTGTTTCGTTATCCATTGATTATGTCCTCCTCTCCAAAGGAACCTAATTCCTCAAACGATCTCGCTACTTCACCGATGTCCAAAATCCCTTCGGTTGCATCTGTGGGTAAATCCGTCGAGCGAGGTGCGTGTGTGTACTGCGTGATTTCTTCGTTGATACGCGCAGTCACTGCACCATAAAATTGCGCTGCGGCTTTTGCCAGTACGTGCTTGGCCCAGACCGCTTTAGCATCCGCTGGATTGGCATTGATAAGGTCAACGATAAACTTGTCTACCTCGGCGCGGAATATGCGGTGCATGACCTTATACCCGTCCGTACTAGCCGTGCTCGTCAGTTGGCCTCGTTCATTATGGTCCAGTGAAATCTCTGGGGTGAACTTTTCGTTTTCCACTAACCCCTCCTCCGGGGTAAATTGGGGTTTTACGATCTCACCCCAAACGCGCCGGGACCTTGACGGGAAACCTCAGCTCTTGGCTGTCCCCGACTTCTCCTGGCGACCTTCAATGAACACGACTACGCAATCGTCGGGTCCATGCCACCTAGTCCGCCTGTACTTGGCATTCCTTCAGTGGCTTCACTCATACCATTGTTGCGGAAGACCTCTCGTACCACATCCCGCTTGATACGGTTTTCGTTCGACTGGTCTTCAAGGGTCTGCTTCTGCTGAAACTTCTGCTGATTGCTCTGTGCTGTGATGGCCGCTTTGGACTGCGCCTGCGCTTGCTGCGAAGCTGCCTGCTTGCGCTGGATCATATCCTGTGTCATCGGTTTGATGATGTCGTTCTTGTCCTTCCACTCACTCGCTTCGAGCCACATATTCAGGATCGGTTTCCAGTCGATGTACTCCTGGTTGACATCCGCAAGGCTGCTTGTGATCTGCGGGTTCTCCAGGATTTGAGTAATCAGTGTGAGTGACTGTGCCATCGTTCGCTTCGCAGCGAGACTTGCACCAGCCAGCACTTCATACTCAATGTGAGCATCGTGAAACTTCTGCATGTCCACGTTGAACTTGTTGCCGGTCTCGCTGTCCAGAATCTTTACGATCTCTGCGTCCGAGAGGTAGTTGGTTACAAGGTCATCGAGAATATACAAAAACGGTTTGAATACCTGTTCGATAAAGTTGTCAAGAGGTCCATCAAGTCTGGTCGCGCTGGCACCGGCAAGGATGCTTGCTCCACCAGCCGTTCGTCCCATAGAGGAACGCGGTCCCGAGGATGACCCTTGTACAAGCGCCTGATCTGCTCCCGATGTGCTTTCCGTTGACTTCTCCGACTCGGCAAGAGCTGCCCAGATGTCCCCTGGAATCTTCGGGGTCTCCATCAGCTTGTACGCCTTGTCTACCTCAGTGTCGACCGTGAGAATCTTTCCCAGGCCGGTACGAATCATCTGTGTGGGCGTGTTTGAGTCACGCTTGCGAAGATATATCGGATTGATGCCGAATGATAGAACTTTGAGGATTGCGTTGATCGTTCCTTGGTCAACCCGCTGATTCTGTCCAACGAGAAGTCCGAGACCCATTCCGTAAAACGCTTTGGGCCGGTTCATCCAGTTCGCAGAGAGAAACGGTATGACGTTGAATCGGTTGTCGCCCGCAAAGAGTACCTTCTTGCGGTTGATGACCATGATCTTGCGCTTCTTATCCCAGTATTCCAAGACTTCCATCTTTTTGAAGAGAAGGTCTGGAGTTACTTCAATGTTTACTGCCTCCGCGTGGTGAACTGCTCCGGTCGCATAAGCGGCAGTATCCGTAGCAAGTACGGACGCGCTGTCCTCCGCTGCGGGGGTCATCCACCAGCCTTTGAGTTCCTCCTGGCTATTCGGAAGGTCCCAACCGATCCTGTCCGGGTGGTCTACTGGAAGTTCCGCGAGTGCTTTGCGGATGTTATCCAGTTCGTAAAAATCCATGTAGCGAACGTCGATAGCGAAGTCCGCGTGGCGTATGTCTCCGACCGCACATTTAGGATCGACCAGTACAGAACTGATGGGCCGCATCTCAAAGAAGGGTCTCGGAACAACCCGAGTCTTCTTCTCAATCTTCGGAACCTCATCCGTTGGTATGTTCTCTGTGTCCTGCGCCCCGTTGGGACCGGCAGAGAGCGTTACCTGCGTAGAGATACGCTTTGTCGTTGTGACGGGGACATATTTGATTCCCCACTTCCAGATGCAGGTGCCCAGACTGGCCATCTGCTCCAGACCCCACTTGGTCTCGGTCTTGAACGCACATTCGTCGAGTAGGTACGAGAACAGGGAAGACTTGGCGTCGATGATCTCTTGCTGCGTGCCGGGTCGCGGACGAAGCAGCATTGGCGGGTCCTGATAGAACAAACCCTTGTACAGTTGCGGAACAACCGCATTGCACACCTTTGCGACCGTGAACCTCTGTACGTTCGGTTCCAGGACGTATGTGTTCTCGTAAACCGTCATTGGACGCGGAGACTGAAAAAGCAGGTCGGCATCGCGCCAGAGCAGGTTCCATTGTTTCGAGGTCACATAGTTGATGGCCTTGGTTGCCGATCCGACAACGAGGTTGAGTTCTGCGTTGGATGAGTTTAGGTCGGAGCCTTTACCGTAGTCTTCGGGACTAAGCGTTCCTGAAACCGGCCCTTCTGATTCGATATAGCTCATTTATTTCCTCACATCAGGTCGGCCAGCGGATCGCCAAACTCTTCATCTCGAAACCTTCGGATGTTCTCAAGTTGGTACGTCGTCACCGGATTGTCGTCGGCCTGGTTAGTAGCGTTGTACTTTGCGTACTTGCCCAGTCCGTAAATCTGGTTGTGACGTTCGGTTTCCTGTAGGTTCGTGGCGTATTGCACACTGGCGAAGTCGATCTTGGATGCCATCTCCGCGTAGCCACCGAACTGTTCAACCAGAAGTGAGATCGCAGACACAATGTCGTCGTGCGCGTCGTCGCTGGTTCCAGTGAACTTTTCCAATTCCGTATAAAGTTCTTGCAGTCCTTCGCAGCCGTAGGAAAAGAACATCCGCTCGTCTCCAAGTAGCCTTACGACCGGCTTTGCCTTGAGGGACTTGGACTTTGACTTGCTGCCCAAACCCAGAGAGCAAAACTCTACGGGAACGCTGATCTGGAGTCTGTCCATCTCGCGGCGTAGTTCTCGTCCCATCCACTTCACGCCTACTGAGTCTTCAATCGCAATTCGTTTCGGCTTCCACTTTTGAGCACTGGCCGCGATAACGGCTGGTAGCTCATACTCGTTGAAGCGACCACGAACCATGTTGATGATGTAGAACCGTCCACCGTAGATC